AATGTGCTTTAAAAGAGGCTACAGTAGGTCATAGTAGGAGATTATTCTTCCGTGATATATTGAATCCAATGCTTGAAGAATCCAATAATGATTACTCAAAAAACTTCCATGATATTAAGTTTTTGGAATTTAATATGAGTAATATTTGTAATTTAAAATGTAGAATGTGTGATGGAATCAATTCAAGTGCTTGGGTCAAAGACGAATTGAAACTTGCACAAAATGGTAATCCATATCATAGAAGAATTGACAATCCAGAGTTTGGATATGTTAATAAAAGCGAACAGATTATAGAACGCTTATTTGAAGATCCTACTCCGTTTATGGGGTTACGTTATCTTAGTATTAAAGGCGGAGAGCCTTACATGGAACCTGCAAATAAAAAAATATTGCAGAAATTTATAGACTTAGGAGTTGCAAAAAATGTTATACTTGACTGGACAACGAATGGTACGATTGTTGATGAAGAAGTACAGGAACTTGCTGGACACTTTGGCGAAACTAAATGGACAGTAAGTGTTGAAGGCACTGGCGGACTTTATGAATACATTAGAGGTGGAAAGAACTTTACGTTTGACCAACTTAATAACAATCTAAAACAATACAACTTTGATAGAATTATTATTGCTGTAACTGTGATGGCATATAATATTGCACACTTAGATAAAATACAAACTTGGTTTGATGCTAACAAAAAAGATAATTGGAGTATATACTTTAATAATGTAGTAGCACAACCTGCCTACTTAAATCCTCGTGTACTGCCTAATGAAGTATTACAAAGTATTGAACACAAGTTACCTAACATAACGTACGAACAAAACAATAGCAAACTATTAGATATGTTTGTAAACTATACTAAGGACTTAGATAAGATTAGAGATACAAGTGTTTTAGATTATTGTCCAGAACTTAAAGATCTGTTTGTATAGGATCAAGTGCCATATAGTGTAAGTTGTAACTACGTGGACTATCAATTACCCATTTAACAAGTTTACCTGCTTCAAGCAAACTAATTTTGTTATTAGTGCTTTTATCTAATTGTGTTTGTGATGCAAGTTGACCAAACGCAATATTGCTTACACGAATTTTGCTACTACCAAACGTTCCGTACTGTGAATACTTTTTACTTAATTCATCAAGTTCGGTTTTGTTTTTAAGATAGTTGCCTGGATTATATCCGTCACCCCAATAACTTGTTGTGCTTGAAATATTAATAATGTGTTCACCATTAAACTTTTCATATACCTTACGTAACAATTCTACTTGTTCGCCATTAGGACCGTATTGACTGTTTACAAATACATTATGATCTTTTACGTGTTCTGCTACTGCGTCAGCATCTGTAAGATCCCAGTCATTCCATCTACCAATAAATTCTACTTGATTACGACTGTAGGCTTCCCATATACCCGAGCATAAGCCTTCATAATTAGGATTACCTGTTACAACTATTCGCATCTATATTCCTTTGGTACTGTTCCCCAACCTACTGTTCTATCCCAGTCACGTTGTGTATATGTATTTGTTACCTTTTTGTAGGCTTCTTCAAACCCTTCTTCTCTGTGCATTGCTTCGTTATTGTTCCATAACCTTTTAAAGTAACTATCGTAACAATCAAAGATGCAATCTTCTGTTGCGTTTAAGTGGCCCTTTACCATATAAAAAATTCTATATGCTTCTCTGCGTGTTACTTGAGTCATTGTGTTCCTTCCTTATAAAAATATCGCTTAAACAACTGCACACACTTTTACCACATATAATAGGCTCATTGGGCAATTTATATCTTTCAAGGTTACCTAATGCACCGCCAAATTGACAATCTGCTCTGTATAGGTTCCCCCACATATCTACGTTTACTCCATCAATACCTGCCCAACATTTCCAACCACTAAATTGATTCTTTTCTTGTAGTAGGATTTCATTAGCAGTAACTACTGAATTATTTAGTAGTAACTCTCCGCGGTGTAAATTACTAAAGTTAAACTCTCGTTTGTACTTCCAGTTATTGATTAAATCTTTTTGCTCTGGTGTGTAAACTGTAACTTCATTTGTTACATGTTCTTGACTTGTTTTGTCTACAATTACCTTAGGCTCAACTGTAAGATTATCACTACCTTCATATAACTGTTTAGCAATGCTTTCTAATTCATTAAATTTTTCTGGTACCATCATTAGATGTACAGCAACAGGACAGTCAACCGTGTTTGCTATTTCAATAAAATGCTCTACGTCTGCGTACTGTGGGTGATACGAAATAATAAATCCGTCTGTGTAATTACTAATTTCTTTGTAGTACTTTACACGTTGACTTCCGTTTGTAACAAAACTAAAATAGTGTCCTTGCTTTTTTACAAGTTTTGCAAGATCAATAAAGTGTTTCCAGTATGTAGGTTCACCACCACTTATTCTGTAACACATTGTCTTGGGTACTTTTAATTTTTCAACAAAGTTTTTTACAGTTTCCCATTTGGGTTGACCTGTACTTCCGTTATGTAAAATATCTGGACAGTATTCACAACGATAGTTACACTTGTTGCTGAGTGTCCAACTAACAAGGAACCAATCTTTTTTCGTTATGTCTACATACTCTAATTTCAATTTCTCATCTCTAATGTATTGATGTGGTTTCCACTTTCCCATTCATTAATTATAAACTTAATAACCTTTGCAACTGATTCTGGTTTTAGTAATTTGTGTTGTTTTTTAAAGTAATGAAACTTTGTTCTTAATTCTTCTAATACTTCTTTGCTTTTATAAACGTCTTTACCTGCAAAGTCTGTATCACAAAATGCAGGAACAACAAGACTTGCTTTACACTCAGGTCTTAAATTATTCCAGTTATGTGTTTTTGTGTGTAGTTCTAATTTATTTTTGTAGTAATCTTCTTCAAAGAAAATATCATTTGTAGTATTTGCAACAACTGATCCTATGTTTACACACAACTTATCTTTGTCTTGATTAAACACACTCCACATATCAAACAGTGTGCTTTGTGTATTTTCACAGTAAACATTGTTAATAAAGATATCAACATCACGTAAATGATCAAATGCTTTTGCAGTATCTCTTACATCGCATGACCATTCTTCATTTCTATCAAGCAGTACCCAAACATAATCATTTTTGTATAATTCGTAAAATGCTTTTCCAATTCCTGCTTTGTGTCCTGTTAATCCTACTTGCATAAAGCATCTCCAAGTTCAGGAAATATTTTAGTGTAGTCTAATCCACGTTGTTCATCAAGCACTCTTATGTAATCAAGTGTTTGAGGTAACTTTGCTGACCAGTCTTCTTCCATCATATATTTTATTAAACCTTCCCAACGTACTCGGCCCATTGGGTGTTGAATCCATTGTGTGTTAAATTTTTGTCTGTCTATAAATGCTTCAATACGTTTTTTAGCAAACTGTTTGTACTCTTCTGGTAACACTCGTACATTTAGATAAGACGGAAAATATACAAGGTGTGTACTAATCATTCCGCCTTGTGTTTGTGCATTTACTTTACTAAACCTTTGATCAAGTTTCCATTCAGCAAGTTCATCAAGGTGTGCTACATTAAACATCTGTACTGCTGATGCTATGTTGATATTAATATTTGCATTACTTGAATCAAGTATTTTTATATTCTTTTCAATGTCTGCCCATTTGCTCGGATAACGTATGTAATCATTCTTTTCACCATACGCATCAATACTAAAATTAAATGTTACTTCCTTAAAGTGTTGCCATAGTACAAATAGTTCAGGTTTTAATACAAGTCCGTTACTGTTATATCTAATGCAACAATTTTCAGCATGGCCTTCATCAACCATAAATTGTAATATGTTATAGTGTTCAGGAATCATTAGAGGCTCGCCGCCTGCAAAATATAATTCTTTAATATGCTGTGCTTGGTCTTTCATAGAATCTAAAAACGATCCTTTCTTATACCAAGTGTAATCAAAGTCCTCATTCCAACTTTGATCATTAATTAACTCTTTGTTTGTGTACTTAGGATGATTTAGTTTCCATTCTTTAATCCAACTGCTTGAATCGTGTGGACTACACATAACACATTTAAGTTGACATACATTACCTAAACGTAAATCAAAGTAAGGAACATTAACAGGCAAGTTACCTTGTTCATCTGTTTTTTCTACAATGCTATCTATGTCTAAACGTTGTTTCCATACTTCTGTTTCCCATTGACGTTTACTAACAATACCTTTGCTTTCTTCTGCAAAACATTTGCGACAACTTTCTGGGATTTCATCATTTAACATTTGCAATCTTGTTCGACGCATGTGTTCACTATTCCATACTTCTTCAATAGTGTGTTCACGCAAGTTCATACTGACTCCGTCTTTCTTAACAAGTCCTGCTGTCTTATCATCTTCTATACCTGCACCTGATGCATTAGCAGTACAACAAACTCTAACATCACCGTTAGGTCGTGTTGCTAAATGTATCCAAGGTAAAGGGCAAAATGTTTTAGACATGTTCTTTCCTTTCAAACTGTGCATTTAGTTTGTCAAAATTTCCACATTGCTTTGAACATTCTTTTATACCAGTTGAAGTCCAACAACTACTAATTTTGTTAAAGAAGTTACTGTCAAATATTTCTTTCAAGGACTGCTTGTGTAGGTTAGGAAACTTACCTATCTTTACCATATAATCTATACGTTGTGCTGAGTGCTGTGGTATCCATTCTAAGTCTAACCAACAACAAGGACTAACATTACCATTTGCACTAATATACATTTGATTATCTTGTTTTGCTTTACAAGTAATTGTAGGTAGTATTTCTTGCATTGCTTGTTTTGCAGGCTCGATCATTTCAAGACTCTTTCTTGACGGCAATAAGGTATGTGTGATATTGTAGTTGTCATCAAGTACGTCAAACTTACCATCTTTAAATCTTGTAGTGTGCTTAATACTAAATCCTTTGAATCCTAATTCTTTACTCATTTTTTCACAAGTATCAACTTGATGTTCGTTGTGTGCAAACACTAACATATCCCAACGTGCATCTCCGCCTACGTGTATAAACTGTGATGCATTGTTAATAATCTTTTCCCAGTTAGTATTAATTCTATACAATGCATGTGTGTCATTTAACCCGTCAATACCAAATACAACTTTTACTTTTAGTTCTGCAAGTCCACGCCACCATTCTTTAGTTCTACCACTTCCGTTAGTGTGCATTTGCAATGTCATTTCTGAATTATTTTCACGCAGGTATCTAAAAATTTTTAATGTATCTTTTGCAACAATAGGATCTCCTAAGTTTCCACACATATTAAGAAACTTTAGTTGTTGTACAAAACTTATAGGAAACCATTCTTTGAAAGTGTCAATAGATATTTCTTCTAAATCTAAACCCTCAAGTAATGGACCGCCATGTAATCTACGTGGACACATTGGACAACGTGCTTGGCACTTAGAAGTAACTTCTAAATGTATTGACGTTATGTCCTGATAATTATACATTACTTCTGATTCATCCTTTCAAGTGTGCTTTGAATAGTATCTGGATTTAAATCAACATTTACAATTAACCAATAACTATCATTAAAACTACTGTTGAATAGATAGTGCATTTTTAATGTATCTACAAAGTAAAGTCTACCTACTTCCCAATGTAGTGTTTTATCTTCTAATACAAAATTAAAGTACGGAGGATTAACATTACGTAAAGGCATAATCAATCTAAAACTGTCTGCTTTACCCGAATGGTAGTTCCAATCTCTGTGTGGAGGAAAGAATCCTCCTGGACCAAACTTTAAAAAGTGTGTTCTATAATAATCTTTGTCCCAAGGTTTAAGTATATCATGTATTTGTTTGTTTAGTACAGGAGTTGCTACGTTAAAATCTTTTTCATTGTATGATGTTTTGTTTTCTTTATTGTACTCGTATAAACTATCTAAATCAATACCGTTGAATGTACCGTCTGAACTTGTAACACTTAATCCCCAACGATTAACATCTTTACGTGGATTATATTTTTGCCATTCAAAATCATTAGCCCAAGCAATTAACATTTCTGGATCAGTTGTTACGTCTAATTCGATATGCTGACCGTATTGTGTAAGTCTATGTATCATTTCTTTTTCCCTATAACCATAAATCGTTTGTACTTAGGTAATTGAATCTCATCTTTTACTTCTATCTCCAACATACTTTTCCTTGCAAATTGATCTAAACTGTCATAGCAATTAACATGCTCTTCTAATTCGTAGTAATCATTACTTTGCACAATAACCTGTGCGGAATCTGGTACATTGTTTAACCATTGTTTGTATTTTTTATGAGTAATGTGTTCGCAACTTGTGTTGATAACAATATAAGGCTCTGTTTCATATTTGTAATCTACCATATCACAAGTCACTGCTTCAAACTTACCTTCCATTTCGTATCTCTTGTTTACTGTAGTTGCAATTTCCTTGCATACAGGATCAACATCAACACTTATAATTTTTTTAACACCTACTTCGCTGTTGAATAGCATACTTGCCAGTAATCCGTTCCAGCCTCCGTGTATAACTATTTCAGCATTACGTATTAATTTGTTCTTTTCTGAGATAGTATTAATCAACCATAACTTAGATTGTATTTGACCACCCCAAAAAGTTTCTAATGTACGATCTTTATCTTCGCTATTGCGAATTGCGTCCATCCAGAACTTAATATCTTGAATATCAATTTTCATTTCTAATCTTCTTATTATATTTAACTGCTTCTTGAAGCAATGTAAATTCAGCATTGTACCCTTGTGCTTGGTGTATTAGTGCATCTACGTCCTTAGGAAAGCAATGGCCGCCAAACCCACGCTTTTCTGTTACATTTGAATGGCTATGTCCTATGCGTTCGTCCTCTGCAACAAATTTTCGTACTTGTTCGGAACTAACTCCTGCACTATTACAAAGATCTTCTAATTGATTAAAGAACGATACTTTTAATGCAAGGAAACTGTTACGTGCATACTTGGCTAATATTAATTCTTCAGGATCTGCTGGCTTTACTGTTATAGTTCCAAGTAGTTCTACAAAAAAGCCTGCCCAGAAGTGTGTACTGTCACCACCTAACAACACAGTCTTTGTATTTGCAAAGTCTATTACTGCTGTTTCGGCACGTAAGAACTCTGGACTGAATGTTAACTGCTTTTCAGGAAATGTATCTCGTAGCATACGCCAACCTTCAAGACTTATTGTACTCTTAATTAAAATAGGGACATCTGGTGCTTCCTGAATAACTTCAAATACGTTATTCATGTTACAACTTCCATCAGATCGTCGTGGCGTACTTACACAAACAATAATTGCTTGTGCATTTCGTAAATCATCGTAATGGCCAAACTTATGATCGCTGATTAAAACTGTATTTTTGTTTTTCATACACTCAGCAATGGCTTTGCCTACGTAACCGTATCCTGCTATTCCTACGTTCATAATTTCCTCTTTGGTATTTTGCTATCTGCACTGCTTACACACGTTGGTGTAATACAAAGCATTGGTTTATCAAACAATCTAAATCCATCTTGTAACGTGCCTAAAGGTTGATCATGGCAACTGTAACTACGTTTAACTTCGTTGTTTCTAATTATGCAACTTTGATATCCGCTGTTACATTCCCAACCTTTAAATTTATTAAATCCGTAAGCATTTAGGCGTTCTGCTTGGTCAATACTATATTCTATTCCATTAACATCCGTAAGCGAGACTTGGTGGACTGATTGTTCGCTTTCGGTACGCAATATTTCTTTTTGTTCCTCTGTGTAACCACTGACCACAAACGATGCAGTTGGATCACTTTGCGGTTTAAGAGTGACGTGTAAGCCTCTATCAATAAATCTTTTACTTCTGGCATAATATTCCTCCCATAGTTCGGGTACCATAACTTGATTAATAGTTACAAGTACACCTTCATCTTGGAGATACAAAAGTTTATCTCCGAATTCTTTTTCATCTGCAAATTCTGCATGAAAACTTGCTGTAATACTTCTTCTGTCCATAACATCTGTAACATCTAAAAACTTTTTCCACCATTTCTTTGCTGGACTACAATTACTTGTCATGTGTATGCTTAGGTATTCGCTTTCATAATCCTCATAGTGATTAACTAAATCTAAAAAGCCTTTGTATGCTGTAGGCTCGCCACCACTAAAACTAAAATGAAATTTATCGAAGCCATTTGCTTTTGCTTGTTTCTTGATTTCATCAATAGATGTTTTATAAACTTCTAATTCCTGATAGTCTGGCTTGTCGGTGTTAGCGTAAGGCCAACAGTAACTACACTTGTAATTACAGAACCTGCCAAGGATCCAACTAACGCTGAATAGATTAGTATCTAACATTGTTTTCTGTCCGAGACTTACTATGTCTTTAAATGGAATCTTTGTATTCGTCATACTGCTCCTTTAACCATTCAAAGTCATTTATTTTATATAAAATTTCTTTATCATCTTTGTGTGCTGTACCAAAGTGTTTTCCTACTTGGGCACCGTGAATAGCATACTTGCCAAACTCGTTGTTGGCACCTACTGTACACCATGTTGTTAATCGTTGTTCTGTTTCTTCGTCTACTTGACCTGGTATAGTTTTACTTGCTAATTTTACGCATTCTCTAAATGCACCTCTCCATGTACTAAGAGCATCTGTGTTAAATGCAGTTATACAACTGACCTCTGGCATTGCTTTAAATTTATTACTAATGCTTGTAGTCATGTCGGGTATAGAGATGTCCATGTTCAGTGTGAGTGATCGTGGTAGTAACTTTACACCTCCATACCCGTATTCCAAGTCATTAATCGGATTTATACTTCGCCATACATGTACTGTTTCTAAATCCCACTCGGAAACCTCGTAATCAAATTGAAAGCCTCTTGATAATTCTGCATCACCATCTACAACCCAGAACATTTTAGTAAAACATTTTTTAGCCGCGGCAATGTGTGCTTGATGTATTCCGTCAATGTCTTTTACACGTTTAGCCATAGGAAATTGGCTTCTCAAAATTTCCCAATTATTTTCTGCATTGGCTTCGCCATGACTTATAAAGACTATATCATACATCTTACTTTATCCTTTATTTGTTCAACAACTTGATCGTGTATGTCATACCCATCATGTGCCATATCTCTTGCACGACCAGTCATCTTTGTTTTTACTGTTTGTACCATATCCTTGTCATACTTTGTTTTAAAGTCTGCTTGGAACGTCCAATTATGTACAGGCACCCCAAGTGCGTTCCATATATTGTTTACACTATTTAAATGATACAAATTTTCATAATTCATTTGTCCTTGTTCGTGAGCCCAACGTTTATGATACCAATTTGAATCCATCATTTCATATTCTTCTTCAGTTCCGTCTGGAGTAAAATTAATATTTCTATCTTCTAATCGTATCTGCGAGCCATGAAAAAGTGTTTTCTCTATGTATGCAAAACTCTTTCTTGACGAGTGTGGCCATTGAATTAAGACGCATTTAGGAAGTACTATTTTGTTCTTCACGAATAAATGTGTGTTTAACGCAATAATATCAGGTCCTGTGCCTGCTTTGGCTAAGTTTATTACGTCTAAACCATACATTTGTGCAATTTTATTACACCATATTTCTTCTTCGTATAAACCTACTCCTTCAGTATAACTGCACCCGAACACTAAAATATAATCGTGATTAAGACCCGTTAATTCTTTTGTGCGATATCCAAGGCTATTAAAGTTATATTCTAACTTGTCAGCAGTATTATGATAGTGCCAACCTTCTTTGTTATGTTCTTTATAATTTTCTTTATCATCTCCACAATACCAATGCAGACTCTTACCAGCCTTACCGGGAAAATATAATAATGGATGATCTTTACTGTAATACATTATCTTGTGTTTCCGTATTGTAGTACAAGATACTTAGAATTCTTTTTCATTTTCCTCCAAGGATCAATAAACACAGTATCCTCAGCATAATCTAAGTATGGGGTTGGGTGAGCAAGTAAAACTATACCGCCAAGGTTTGCTTCATGGCTTGGCATTTCACTTGCAAGTGGATCAATAGCAATAGTTGTTTTTCCTGCTTCTCTTATATAATGATCTACAAGTAACGCATAACTACCATCAACATATGGTACTCCTGGTTTATATGAAATACCATTTAGAAAAATACCTCCGCCATATTTCTTTTGTGTTTCAATAACAAACATTGCAAGATTTTTTGCTTGTACTTCTCTTGCTGTCATAATACTGTCAAAGATATCATATTCTAAATTTAATTCTTTTGCCATGTAACGTAATGCAATATTATCTCTTGGGTGGCAACTGCCACCATCGCCCATACCTGCTGTCATGTACATTGGACTCATAATACGTTGCGTTGAATGTGCAAGTGCATCTGTTACTACGTCAACATTAATATTACCTTGACGTTGTGCAACATCTTGAATCATATTAACAAGACTTAATTTAGTTGAAATAAATGTATTGTAAAATACTTTAATACATTCGCACTCGTCATATGTTCCTATAACATAACGTGGATCATTTTCCATAATGCTTTGATAAAATTCTTTTAGTTGTTTTGCATCACCTGTTTCGCTACCATCGTCTGTGCCTATCATTACCATCTCTGGATTAATCATATCCCAACCTACAGTACCCATTGCAATTAAATAAGGATTATATACAAAACGTGTGTGCGTAACACGTGGTACAAATTCTCTACGTGTTGTACCTGGTAATACTGTACTAATAAGAACAAGCAGTTGATCTTTTGTCATAAACATATCTGCTTCTTCAAGAACCTCATTTACAATACTATAATCAAAGTCTTTAGGTTCAAGATGACTTGTTGGACGTCTGCCGTCATAGTCAGGGTGGTGTGGTGTTGGCACTGCAACAAATACGATATCTGCACCAGTTACTGCTTCACAGACTGATTCTTTTTGATCAATCAATTCACTATAAACATTTGTAATGTCATAGCCTTGAACTGTATGCCCTTTCTTAACTATTTCCTCTGCACAAGGTATGCCCAATTTACCTACCCCAATAAATCCAATTTTCATGATATCTCCTTGTAACCGCACTGGTGCAGACTTTGGAACCGGCTAAGGCTCCAATCTTCAGACCAATTGCATAAATCAATAGTTTCACTCACACTATTACTTATTAACTACGCACATAAATATGTGTATGTTTGAAACCGTCAAAGAGTTTGAAAGAAGCATTGCAGACTATTACAATGCACCATTTGCTGTAGCAACGGATAGTTGTACTCATTCTATCGAACTTTGCCTACGTTACTTGCAACCCGACCAAGTAAAGATACCTGCAAGAACATATATCAGTATTCCTTTTACACTAATGAAGTTAAACATCAAGTGGGAATTCCTTGATGCTTCTTGGAAAGAAGAATATGTATTAGGTGGCACAAGAATTATTGATGGTGCTGTTAGTTTCAAACGTGGTAGTTATTTGCCAGATACTTTTAAGTGTTTAAGTTTTCAATATAAAAAAATGTTAGGACTTGGACGAGGTGGTGCAATACTTTGTAGCACACAGAATGATTATGATATTTTAAAAGCAATGGCACATGATGGTAGGACTGACGACAAGCCATGGGGCGAACAAGACATTCAATACATAGGTTATCATTATTACATGACTCCTGAAACTGCGGCACAAGGTATTGACTTGTTAAAAACAGTAAAAGAAGAAGAACAGAAAATTTGGAGTAGCGATGACTATCCATACTTGCCTGATATGAAAGTTTTTAAATGAATACAAACGAATGGGGTCAACTTAGAAAAGTAATAGTTGGAGTTGCAGATCATGCAAAGATACCTGATGATATTGATATTAGTTTACGCTGTGTAAACTTTGCTGATAAGTTAGACGAAACAGAAATTATCAAAGGACCTTATCCAAATAAGGTTATTGAAGAAGCAAATGAAGACTTAGAAACATTTGTAGAATTTTTACAAGCAGAAAATGTAGAAGTTGTACGTCCTGAGAAAACAAATTGTAATTACTATAACTACTGTCCAAGAGATAGTGTACTTGTACACGGTAATCTAACACTTGCTACACCGATGCCTATACGAGCAAGAAAGGGTGAGTGGAGAGCATTTCAACATCATTTAGATAATCCTAAAGAAATACGTTGCTTCAATGAAAGTCAATTATACAACAAAGACTGTATTGGCAATAAAGATATTTTAGCACTCAATGAATACAGTCCTGCATTTGATGCCGCTAATATTATTCGTGCAAACGATCAACTGCTATACTTGGTTAGTAATAGTGCAAACAAGTTAGGTGCAAACTTATTACAAGGGGCTTTAGGTTCTACTGCTAAAGTAAATCTACTGCAAGACGTTTATAGTTATATGCACATTGACAGTACTGTTGCATTTTTGCGTGAAGGGTTATTACTTGTTAATCCAAGTAGAATAAAAGTAAGAGAAGATTTGCCTGAGCCATTTAGAAATTGGGATATTATATGGTGTCCTGAACCTGTAGACATTGGTCACTTTCCTAAATGGTGTAATGCAAGTACATGGATTAACATGAATTTGTTTAGTGTAAATACAAAGTTAGTTGCATTAGAAGAACACCAAGAGGATCTAAGACATCTCCTTGAGCACCAAGGAATAGAGTGTGCTATGTTACCAATGCGACATCAACGTACACTTGGCGGTGGCTTTCACTGCGTAACACTGGATGTAAAAAGAGATGTGGACTAAAGGTAAATGCCCTGTACTATGGGACGAAGGATACAAATATTTTAATTACGTTAGACAACCTATTACAGGTGCTGAGTCTGATACGTGGCGTGAGCAAGGCTATACGCATGAAACTACAACAGGTAAAATGTATGACAGTCGTAATCCTATGCCTGACTATGTTGAACAAGTTGCACAATTATTAAACTTAAAAAACTGTGGCTTTGTATTTTACAAAATGGATACATTAGATATTATGCCTACCCATGTTGATCATTATAATACATATTGTAAAGTTTTTAATCAGAAGCATGAAGATGTAAGACGTGCTATTGTATTCTTAGAAGATTGGAAACCAGGACACTACTTTGAAGTAGATAGTACTGCACTTGTAAATTGGAAAGCAGGTGAGTTTGTTTTATGGCATCCCGAAGTACCACATGCGGCCAGCAACATTGGTGTTGATCCAAGATACACTTTACAGATTACTGGCACCTACTGGTAATGTTTTCACAAGATATTTTCTGGGGTAACTTACCTGTTAAGTCTACCAAGTTAGGCTCAATGTTTAATGAACTGTTTGAACATTGGTTTCCTAAAGAGCCTTTTATTATTTTTACTGGTACAAACAAAATAAACTTTGATAAGTTTCCTCTTACTCCTAAGATAGCAAAGAAACTTAAAACACTCAGCATATATTTGTACGAGCCGTTAAGTTTATACGAAGTTGGCAAAAAGCATAACAGAGATTTCTTTAGTGAATTCAAAGGTGGTGAAAATCTTTATGCTGATGAGTTAGACAGTATATTAGCATTTAGTGAAACACTAAAAGATGTAGAGATTACTGTATACACCTGTGATTATAATGTAGAGAAACATATAAAAGATTATCCGTTTAAACTAAAATGCTTTGATATATTTTTACGCAATCAGTTTAATGGCGGTGTGCTTACAGTTAATAATGATATTGACAAACACTTTATCTGTCCTAATTGGCGTTACAGTTTACACAGACGCTTAATAATAGAACACCTACAAGACACTCCAGGTTATTATAGTTGGGCGTTTAGTAATCCTCCATTAAGTATTGATACAGAATTACAAAGTGTAGATCCTGCACATAAAAAATGGCCTGAAGGAAACTTAAATGGTCCAGCAGGACTATCTAAGTATTACGCAAAGAGTTTTTGTGTAGTTGCAAACGAAACACGCTTCTATCAACCAACAGGAAATTTTAGTGAAAAAACTGTTAATGCAATGATACACAAACGCCCGTTTGTTTGCGTTGCTCCGCCTTACACATTAGAATATATCCGCAAGTTAGGATTTAAAACATTCAGTTGGGACGAAAGTTATGATACTGAAGAAGACCATATCAAACGTATGAATAAAATACGTTACTTGTTAGATAGTATAAAATTAATGAGTATTGAGCAGTGTAAAGATATGCTTATTGAAATGGACGATGTGCTTACACACAATCAAACACTTGCGGCTAAGGTTTACAAGAATCATAAAATTCTTTAAGTTCAGGAAACGTTTCAACAAGGTTGCTATTGCTACGTTTGTCATATTGCGTAAACCAATTGTAAAAAGTTTTACGTCCTATTGCTAACTTCTTATCATCATAGGTAGTTGTACGCATATAGTCTACAACACGTCTAAAACGCTCATACTCCAACAAACTAAACTTATGGCGGTCACTGTCATCAACGTTATCTCCGATGTACTGTAGGTGCCTTGTCATGTACGGAATGAACTGTTCTTTAGGCAATATGTTCATGTCAAACTGTATTGGCTCTTTTAAGTACGGAGTATCAAATCTAATGTTTTGCCATTGTATACCTGCATTTGCTCTTGTGTATTTTTTACGCCATTCAAGTATTTTCTTAAGAAGCAAATCAAAACTTGTTACAGCAAACAAATTGAATGTAATCATAAACGTTACAGGATAACCAAGTTCAGTTAGATAGTAATCTAAATTCTTTTCCCATAGTTCAATATCTAATCCACGTCTTGTATATTCTGCTTTAGGTCCCCAAGTGTCTATGCTTGTGTATAGTTTGAAACTTCTTATACAGTTCTTTGCTTTAAGTTCTTTCACACGTTCTACAAGTTTGTGTACAAGAGATTCCTTAACACCCATGTTACTGTTTACTTCAATTTGTATATGAGGTTTAGGATTTGCTTCAAGTTCATCAAACAAACGCCAAGTACTTTTGTGCATTAAAGGTTCGCCACCAGTAATACGTAAGATGTTTAGTGTCTTACTAACTTCAGGCCACCACTTCCACCATGCTTCTACATATGGATTAGTTTCTTCTTCATAAAGTTCAAACCAATCAATGTCATTACGGTGTGCTGATACATCTGTGTACGGACCTTCTTTTTTAATTTCATTAAAGTATCTACTACTAAATTTAGGGTGACAGTATCCGCATTTAAAATTACATTCATTACTAAAGTTTACTTCAATGTATTCAGGATTAATATTATAATCCCACGGATTGTTTTTTATCTCTTCGATACGTTTAGGTGTGTATATACTTGTTGTTTTAATATGCCTATCACTGATGTAGTCTTTACCCATACATTCAATGTTCCAACAATATTGACAACCGCTTGGCTTCTCTCCGGCAAGCATTTGTTTACGTTCTTGTTTCTTTTGCGGAGTATTATGTAATTGACTTG